CATCGGCGGCCCATTCTCGTTTCAGGATCTCGGCAAACTTGCCGCGTTGCGTGTAGCGTACCACGGCGGGCGGCGGCGTTGCGTTCATCTCGCGCGCAATCTCGTCGAGGTCGTCGACGAGCGCCCAACCAGGGGAGAGGCCAGCGTCGGCGGCGATGCGCGCGAGGAGCCGTCGTGCCTTGTCGCCCGCGTATCCGTCATGGGCGATCGTCAAGTACTCGTCGATCGTCTCCGTTAGCCCGCCGTAGTAGCGCACGCGCAGCGACTCCTTGCCCGAGGACGCGCCGACGTGGCGTCGCCACTCCCATTCGGTGACTTCGAGCTCGCGCACGTCGGAGGGCGGTGCGCCCATGATGTCGACGTCGCGAAGGGCGAGCTTCTTCTCTTCGGGCTCGGGGAACTCGTGACCGCACGCAGGGCAGACGCGGCACGTCGGGTGTACGAGCTCGGCGCAAGCGTCGCACACCTTCACCGGCGCTTCGCCCGTGCCCTTCTTCGCCTTGTTCGGCGGCTTCACCGCGGTGATGGGTCCGTGCGTCTCGACGACGCCCGCGAAGTCGAGCACGAGACAGTCGGCCTTGTCCTCGGCGATGCGCAGTCCGCGGCCCGCCATCTGAACATAGAGGCCCGGGGATAGGGTCGGGCGCATCATGGCGATGAGGTCGACGCCGGGATGGTCAAAACCGGTCGTGAGCACGTTCGAGTTCGTCAGCGCGCGTAGCTTCCCCGACTTGAACTCGGAGATGATGCGCTCGCGTTCCTTCTTCGGCGTGTCGCCGGTCACGCAGTCGGCGGCGATGCCCTCTTCGCGCAGGACTTCGCACACGTCGCGCGCGTGGTCGACGCCGCAGCAGAAGAACAGCCATGACTTGCGCGAGCCTGCGAGGGCGATCGTCTCGCGTACCGTGCGCTCGTTCTGATCGCGCGTGTTCACGGCCTTCTGGAGCTCGGCTTCGACGTACTCGCCGCCGCGCGTGTGCACGCCCTCGGTGTCGAGCGCGGCCTCGGTCCACTTCGAGCGCAGCTTCGAAAGGAAGCCGTGGTGCACAAGCTCTTCGATCAACACGGGTTCGATGAGCGCGTCGAAGAGCGCGGGCTTGTCGGTGATGTACCCGTGCCCGAGGCGGTACGGCGTCGCGGTGAGGCCGACGACGCGGAGCGCGGGATTGATCGCGGCGAGGTCGCGCAGGAAGTCGCGGTAACCTCCCTCGTCCTTGTGGCTGACGAGGTGCGCCTCGTCGATGATGACGAGGTCGACGTGCCCCACGTCGGCGGCGCGCTTGCGAATCGACTGGATGCCCGCGAAGGTGATGGGCTCGCCGAGCTGACGACGCCCGACGGACGCGGAGTAGATGCCCATGGGAGCGCCGGGCCAGTGCGCGCGCAGCTTCGCGGCGTTCTGCTCGATGAGCTCCTTGACGTGCGTGAGCATGAGCACGCGCGTCTCGGGCCACTGCGTGAGCGCGTCCTCGCAGAGCGCGGCGACGATGTGAGACTTACCCGCGCCGGTCGGGAGGACGAGGCACGGGTTCCCCACGCCGCCATCGCGGAACCAGGCGTACAGGTCGTCGATGGCGCGTTGCTGGTAGGGCCTGAGCTTCATCCAACGACCCTCCCGCCGAATTTGGTGCGGAGCGCGACCAGGGTCGGATCGACACACGCCTTCGGGTTCGCGACGAGTTCCGTCGAGGCGAAGCCGCGCACCTCGGTCCCGTCGATGACGTGCACCGCATCGCCGTTCTCGTCGTAGGTGATGGGCCACGGGGCGAGGTGCTCGTGCAGGGCGTGACAGTCGTGCGCCTCGCGCATCCAGTCGGTCGGCATCGCGTTTCCGCCGTGGCGCGCGCACGTCCACGTCGAGTCGGCCTCGGCGGTCGAGTGCGCGCATGTTCGGCAGTTCACTTCCTTCGTCAGCTTCGAGCCGTGGCAAAGGTCGTGCGCCGAACACCACTTGCATTCGTACCACGTCGGGTCGGTCGAGATGGGCGGCGGGATTTCGTCCTGCGTCGCGAGTCGCTTCCCGCGCTCGACGAAGCGCTGCGCGCGCTCCTTGTCGAGCTCCACGCGCTCGGTGTAGAGGCGGTCGTCGTCCTTGCACACGGCGACGTAGAGGGCGCGGTCGACGCCCGTGCCGAGCATGTACGTCTGCACCTGCGCGAAGTGCTTCGGCTGCGCCTTCTCGACGCCTTCCTTCTCGAGCGTCTCGAATGACTTCTTCGAGTGCGTCTTGATCTCGAGGACGTGCGCCCGCTTCGGAGCCTCGGGCACGCCTGCGGTGATGATGCCGTCGATGGAGCCCGAGACGTGCGAACCGAAGTCAACGCGCGTCTGCGCTGCGCCGGTCGCGCGCACCTTCATCCCGATCGCTTGCAGGTCGGCGACGACTTGCGCTTCTTCGTTGTGGCCTCGGCGGAAGACGCGCAGGATGCGACCGGGGAAGGTTTCGCGCACCGCCCAGCGGAAGCCGAGCCACAGCTTGCGGTCGCACTTTTCGCCGAGGGTCGACGCGCCCATGTGAGGGCGGAAGCACTCGGCGTGCGATGCGCGCTTCGCCTCGTGCGCCGCGTCGATTGCGGCGGCGATGGTGTGTTTTGGTTCGGGTATCTTCATGGCTTCATGCCCTCCAGCACGACGATTCGCGCCTTCAGCTCGGCGATCTCGCGCTCCGCAGTTTTGCGCAGGTCGTACTCGTCGACGAACCGCTGCTCGGCAACCGCGATGCGGTGCGCCCACTCGGTTTCGCCCACGGTGTAGCTCGTGCGGTTTGCGCGCGACTCCGCGCTGCGCAGTCGGCAGGCTGCGCAAAGATTGTCGTGTCGGCACTCGTAGGTGCCCTCGCCGGGCCGCGCGACGTGGCACTCCTCGCCTTTGCGCAGCCGCGCCACCTCGCGTTCGAGGAACGCGATCCGCTCCAGCGGGTCGAATGATGCGGTCATGGCTCCTCCTCGCACGCTTCCGCGAGCTGCCGCAGGTCCGCGCGCATGTCCGCCGCGAGCGCACGCAAGAGCTGCTGCGCGTGCTCGTAGGGCAGGTGGAATCGCGCCTGCTCTTCGCTATCGAGCGTGACGACGACACGGAAGGAACGCCGGTCGCGGTGGTCCGAGTGCCCTGCCTCGAACGTGATGCGCACCGAGGCTGCCTTGCCGGAGCAATCGTTGTCCGCGATCACTGCTAGTCGGTCGAAGTAGCCCATCATCATCTCCCGTCCATTACGGCCACGTCCGCAGGGACGTAGCTAGCCAGCGTGCATCGAAGGCCGCGCGTCGATTCTCCCGTGCGCCAGTACCCTGCATCACGCGCGGAACGCATGGCGCGCATCTTTGCCTTGTCTCTTGAGACGGCGCGAATGTAGGCGGTCACGCCAAGCCATTCGACCAAGTAGACGTGTTCGCTCATATCTCCACCTTCTCTCCAGCTACAATTTTGCCGCGCGCACGCAGCTTTTCGGCCTTCCAAATCCGGCGCAGGAGCGCGAAGCGTGTGCGCATCGGGAGCCTCGTGTCGAGGAGCCATGCGTACGTCAGGCCCATGCGTCGGAGCTGCGCCGCGTTCTCCGGGTCGAGCAGGCGCGGGTCATCGTGCGTGTGACGCTCGATGCTCGCTGGCCATACGCAGCGGAGCCCCGGACAATCCTCGTCGATGCTCCAGCTGGCCGTACCGGGCGCGAGGACAAGGCGCATGGACGGCGCGTGCTTGCCGCACCCTACGCCGTTGTCGTGGCAGAGGAGGCTCATGGCTTGTCCTCCACTCGCAGGTCCGCCAGCGCATCGGCGATGGCCTCTCCGTTGTTCTCCCACGCCCTGCACCACTGTTGGCAGGCGAGGCGCATCTCTTCCGCTCCGCGCGTGAACGCCGTGCGCGCATCGGCTCTTGCTTGTCGCGCTTCGCGTCCGAACTCGTCCGCAAGCCTACGGAGCCGCTCGATCGTTGCATACGCCTCGGTCAGTTCAGGACTCATGGCTCCTCCGGGATCGGCAGGGCGCGGATATCGTCAGCCATGGCCGACACGCGGACGCACTGCCTGCCGTCAGCTTCTGCCGCGTCCACGACACGCGCACACGCCTCGCGCATGG